TGCGGCGTCGTCTCAAAGCTCAGGCCGTGCGTCACCTTCTGCCGCAGCTTCAGCGCAACGCGCAGGAACGTGCGGGCCTGCTCGGCCGTGGTGCAGAACAGGCTGAGGTCGAAGTCTTCCTCCGGGTCACGGTCGCTGCCGCCCTGACCGTCGCTCAGCCGAATCGAGAGGGCCCGGTTGCGGGAGAAGCCGTTGTCCGTCTCCTGCCGCCACTTGGCCACCCCCTTGAACAGCTGGCGTTCCTCAGGGCTGAGCCATGTGACCTTGAGGTTTCGGATGTTGCCATCGGTGAACAGGGCGCTGATGGCGGGCTTCGCCGCCCGGTCCATGCGGAAGGCGCTGTCGTAGGGGAAGCTGGGCACCAGGCTGAACTGCCCGCCAAGGATGGTGAAATCCAGCAGGCAGTAGCTGGCCTGCTCGTAGATCCACTGGCGCAGGTTGAGCGATTCGGCAATCACGCCATCCCAGGTGAAGCCATTGGCATGGCACCAGCGGGCCGCCAGCTGCATCCGCTCACGGCTGACCGCCTGCCGGCCGATCGCGGAGCCGGCGCCAATGCGCTTGTCCACCAACAGGGTGTAGGCGATCTCAGCGAGGTTGTTGCTGGCCGCCGACAGGGCACCCCCGGCCGCCGGGTTGCCGGCGTCGTCGATCAGCCGCTCAATGACCACGCCACGCTTCACGTAGGCGCTGAGCTGCTGGAAGCTCGACCACTCCTTGGTGGAGTTCAGCCGCAGGCCGACATAGCTGAGGCCGTCGTACTGAACAGGCTCCTGGCGCACCTGTTCGTTGACATAGACCACCTCATGCTCAGGGCCGTCGAAGTGACTGCTGTTCTCGGCGTCGTAGAACTTGTAGTCGGCGATCACGTCGAAGGGGTTGAGGCTCTCGCCTGGAATGTGATAGCGCTCTTCAACCTCTTCACCAACCCAGGTCTCGACCGCGTAGAGAGGCACGTTGCCGATGCCCGCCAGCCACGACATCTGTTGGAAGGGACCGCGCTGATACCTCTGCCTGTTTCCGCTGCCGGGGATGACCGTCTCGGCACCCAGCTGAACAACGCGATTGTTGACGATGGTCTGCGATCCGTTTTGAGGGTGGTCGAAGCTGTAGGTGCGAAGGCCGCTGATCTGGAAAGCGGCACTGCTCAATCTCCAGCGGAACACCGTTCGCGTGCCCCACGTCCCCTGCTCGCCCTTGCGATACCAGTCAGGGTTGGTCAGCACCACCCCGCCCAGGTTCACCCGGCGCCCGGAGAACGACACGGACAGGCCATCCTGCCAATACTGGTGAAGGCCGATCGGCGCCAGCTCAAACACATCCTGACCCTGCCAGGCGGCATAAACCCAGGCGCCGGGATAGGGCTTGAGGCGGAACTCATACTGCCCCCTGGCATGTTCGATGCGGATGAAGTTGTACTGGGCCGTGGGGGTTCGCCCTTCGACATAGAACAGGCACCCGCCGCTCAGGTCACGCCAGTCGCCGGTGTCGCCCAGCTTGCGCCACTCCAGCCGGAAGAAGCTCATCCGGCGGTTGTAGCGATTCAGGTTGCCGAGCGTGATGCTGCCGTTGTCGTTCTGGTAGGCGTTGATGGTCCCGTCGTCAGGCTCGCTGTTGACGTTCGGGAAGCCGCTGATCTGCCGCCAAACCGTGGACTTGATGCCCAGCTCGGTCAGGTCGCAGTCGCGGGTGTTGGCGATGGTCGCCAGTGCTACCCGCTGCAACACGAAGCCGTAAGGCTGGCCCTCAACGCCCCATGGGTTGGTGACGACGAGGGGCCCGGTCTCCAGGCAGCGGAACCTGAAGTGCTTGCGCCGGCCGAGCGCCCACGGCTCGGGGAACTCCTGCCAGGTCATCACGGCCAGGGCGCCGCCACAGAGGTAGGTGTCACCGACCTGCAGCTGTTCATCGGCGGCAGTCCGGGCATCCTCAGTGGCTGAGTTCACGTCGTCGAGGCCCCACGGGTCGTAGGCGTTCTTGTCTTCCTCGTTCTCGACCAGGACGTAGTTGCAGTTCTGCCCCGGCTGCAGCCAGGCGCCGCCGGCATCGCTCTGAAAGAAGCCGGCGAAGGTCGGGAAATTGCGGGCGATCTTGGTTCGCTTGTTGTTGTCAGCGTTCCGCTGCCGGCCCTCAGCCTCTCGGGCGGTCAAGACCAGCTCGTAGTTGACCCGGTAGATGCTGCCGTTGGGCATGGGCCGGTAGGCCCCGAACTGCGTCTGCGTCGAGGGTGTCCGGGTAGCGCTGAACCATGGCCGCCATCCGCCGCTGGCATTGGCGAACACCCGCAGAATGTCGTCTGGTGACGGGTCGGCATCAATCGAACCTTGCGCGTAGCGATCGGCCTCAGCCAGCCGTCCGCCATTCGGTCGGTAGTACAGGCCGAGCTTCGACTCGGTGTAGTTCTTCAGGGTCTGATCGCCGATGGCGTAGCCGTTGAAGTCAGGCTTCTCAGCCAGCTGGCCCAGCGACAGCAGCATGGCTGCCTTCAGCTGCTGGCCGGTGCCACGGCTGAGCAGCTGGGACCAGAGCAGCATGGCGTTCACGCGAACGCCGCCCAGCTCGCCCCTGCGGTTGGCGAAGACCACCGGAATGGTCTCCCCCAGCACTGCCACGTCTTGGACACTGCTGAACCCCTCGCTCTGCAGGAAGCGCTTGGCGCCGGTCTGATCGGCCGTGCGCAGCTGCGGCGGGGTCTTGGGCTTGGCCGGCTTGGGCGCCAGCACGGCACTGATCGCCGACAGGGCGATGCCAATGACCAGGCTGATGATGATGCTGACCGGATCGTTGCGAACGTCAGGGACGCCGGCCAGGTCGTATTCAGCCGGCCGCTTGCCGTTGTAGGCGTCGCTCAGCTGCTGGAAGTAGAAGTATTCCTCTGCGGTGAGGTCAAGCTCGTCGCACAGCTCGACCTCAAATGGGAGTAGAGATCGACAATCACCAGAGCGCCTGGCGGGGACCACTGCACTGTCGTTTGAGCGAATCCCAGCCATCCCGCCTCATAGAGCACCGCCAGCCCGAGACCGAAATCTGAGCGGCATAGAGCAACCGTTCCACCCAGTCTAGGTTCGGCCACCTTCACGCCCCACCGCTGCAATTCCTCACTGAACACGCTGGTGTCGCCACGTCTCAGGCGTCGATACCAGTTGCGTTGTGGTGGTGGGGTAGCGATGCCTTGATAGGCCAGGACGGCCCTGGCCAGACCCAGGCAATCGGTGACGCCATGCCGCTCAGGATCACCGCCGAGCCTGAAGGACATCCCGATCAGCCGGTGCGGTTCGATCACAGGTTGCTGATGGCACCGCTGCTGGGCAGGCTGCCAACGATGCGGCTGGTGAGCGCTCTGGTAGGCGCTGAGGCCCCCACCGCATCAATGCCGCTGCTCAGCAGCACCTCAACCTGCACCGGGTCGTAGGACTGCGACGCCGCCACCCAGTATTCGCGGCTCAACACCCGGCCCACCTCCCACGTCTCAGGGTGCATCGAACAGCTGACCACCTCCACGTTCCACTTCCTTTCGACGGCCTGCGTGGTGATGTTCATGGCCAGCTTGTTGCTGGCCAACACCAGGCTGGCCTCCAGGTTGTCGCCGGTGCGGTTCTTCGTGGCGCCGGCATAGAGGAAGGGCAGGAACAGGAAGTCCTGGCCCTCCAGGCGGATCGCCTGACCCACCTTGCCGTTCTGATAGAGGCCCTGCAGGACGCCATTGGCATCCGTGATTCGCAGGAAGACCGTGAGCGCGACAACGGTCATCAGCGCATCCCAACCCTGGCCCGCTGCGACCTCGAATTGCGCAGATCGCCGAACACCCGGCGGTGGCCGGCGGCGGCACCCTGCTCAGCGGCCTGGCGCATCCCGGCCTGGAAGGTCGCCTCATCCACGTAGCGGACGGAGTTGACCTCAGTGACCCGATAGCTCACGTCGATCGTGCTGACGCCGCCAGTCTCGCCGCCGCCACCTGATTCGCCGCTGCCGGGGATCACAGCGCTGCCACGGCTGCCGGCGCTGTACCGCTGCATTGCCGCGCTCATCTTCGACTCAGGGATCACATACTCGTTCTCGCCGCCTTCGCCGATCACGGCGTTGGTGGTGCCGGTGACGAAGCCGCCCTCGGCAAACTTGATGCCCTCGTAGGCCCCAGCCAGGGCGCCGCTGCCACCAAGACCGCCCAGGTCGAAGCCGCTGCTGCCCCAAACGCCAAGGTCGCCCCCGCTGAAGTCGCCGAACCCGCCACCGGTGACGCTGGCGTTGCCGCTGAACAGTCCGCCGCTGCTGCCGCCCAGGATCCCCAGCGCCTTCATGATCAGCGCCTTGGCGATCATCTGCGTTGCCATCTGAATGAACGCCTGGCCGATGTTGGCGAACATCTGGCTGAACGCCTGCTGCACCGTCGTGGTGCCGCTGATCACGCCGCTGATGGCATTGCTCATGGCACTGCCCAGCTCGCTCTCGACCGTGCCGGCCAGGCTGGCGATCATCCCTCTGGTGTCCTTCAGCTTCGTGTTCCACTCCTGAATCAGCTGGGCCACCGGATCGGCAGCCGCCACCGAGCTGGCCGTCATCTTGTCGATCGCCACCGCCGCCTCTTCTGCTGCCTTCTTCACCGCAGTGGTGGTGCTGGCGTGCTCTTTGTCGGTGATCGTCTTGTTCTTGAGCGCCTCATCAGCTGCCAGCAGCTGCTCTGCGAGCTTCTGGCTCACCTCCAGCTTCGACACTTCACCGGCGATCACCTCGGGAGCGACGCCCTCCATCTGCAAGCGGTTGCGCAGCTGCAGCACCTCCGTCTGCTTGCCCACCTCAGCCGTTTGCGTGCGGAACCCCTCTGTCAGCTCCAGGGTGAGCGCTTGCACCTTGTCGCCAGCGCCGGCGTTCAGCATCGCCTGGAACGCTGCCCACCTCTCCTGCATGTTCTGCAGCTCGGCCATGGCCTGCTGAACACCGCCTTGGGCGCTCGCCACCCCAGCCTGCCCCGCCAGCGGGGAGATGTCGCTGCCAGGTGCCCCCAGGAACTGCCTCGCTTTGGCTTGCACGTCATCCGGCTGCGCCTGGCTGCCGTTCGGCAGCGAGGGCCACGTTGGGCGCAGCACCGCATCAGCCCGGTCGTAGTTGCCCGATTGAATGGCCGCATAGGCCTCTGGTTTGTGCTTGGCAATCCAGGCGGCCACTGCTTTTGAGGCTTCCCCGTAGTCGCTCGACCGTGGGTTGAGACCGCCGGACGCCTTGACCGCTTCCCTCGTGAAGGGCGCCTTGGCCTGGAAGTAGCCCTGCACCCCGGAGCCCTCCGCATTGGGGACGTTCCGCAGGCGGGTCTCCAGGTAGCTCAGCCGCTTCAGGTAGCCATCCATGCCGCCCTGGCCTGCCGGCTGAGACGAAGCCGCTCCGCCCAGCACCTGTCCTTTGACCAGAAGATCGGCAGCACGTCGCGCCGCTGCTGTTTCCTGGCTTCGCTGAAGCGATCCATTGTTGCCAAGTGAGTTGACATCAACGCTGTTATGCGCTCCGAATGTTCTACCTGATCCGTCAAATCTTCCAATTACCTGACCACCGATGATGCGATCACCTTTCTTGACAGTTGCAGCGATGTGGCTGTACGTGGCCTCTAGCTTCCTGCCCAGATCGTCGATGAAGTCGATAACAACGTAGTTCCCATTGTTTCCAGCCGTGCCAAGGGCTTTCACGGTGCCACTGTGATAGCTCCTGATCTCATTGTTGGGTCCGACAGGCATGTCAGCCCCGTTCTGTCCTGAGGCATCCAGTCGGCCACTGATAGAGCCAGGCAGTCTTACCGCCCCAGCTGAACCAGGGGCAAAGCCCGCCGCCTCTGCCGCTGCATTGCGCTGCGCAAAGACCACCATCGCCCGAGCCATGGCAACTTTCCGCTCGGCCGCCGCGATGTCCTGCACCATGGCCAGGCGCTTGCTGTCGTCTTGCTGCCGGTCGCTGGCGTACTTGGCAAAGGCCGCCGCCGCCTGGCGCCCTGCACCCGTCAGGCCATTCACCCAGTTGTCGCGCTCCTGCTGCTGCAGCTGGAGCTTGTAGTCGAACAGCTGGCGCTCCAGATCCATCCGGTGGCGGAACACCCCGTCGTCAAGCTCCAGCTGATTGCGCTGCAGCTGCTCATCAAGCTGCAGCTGATCCTTGTAGATCGTCTGAGCCAGTTTCTCCTGCCGCTCCAGCTCTTTCTCCAGCTCACTTTTACCGCTCTTTTTCTCCTTGGGACCAGGGCCTTTGCCGTCCCACACGGTGTCGTCAACCTGTTTCACCGCGCCCTTCGTCGCGGCGTCCATCTTCTTGAGACGGTTCTGCATCACCTCAAGCATGGCTGCCTGAAGGTCAGCCGGTGTTGGGCCGCTTCCCCGGATACCGCCTTTCTGGCGCAGCTGGGCCAGCTCCCATGCCTCTTTTCTGATCCCGGTCAGGCCCACGCCACCGGCGCCGCTGGTGCCCTTGAACAGTTCGCTGGCCCCGCTGCCGTCCCACGTGCCCATCGGAAGGCGACCGGCCTCAATGGCAGCCCTGGCGGCAGTGGCGCCAGGCTTGGCTGCCATGTTGATCAGGTCAACAACGATCCCCAGTGCGTTAGCCGCATCCTTGGCGATCGCTTCGATGTGCGGACCCAGGGAATCAATGATCGCCGCCAGCTGCACAACCGAATCCGAGATCGCTGGGATCAGGCTTTCAGTGAGCGCGATCTGCAGCTTCTCCCAGGCCACCTCAAACCGCTTCAGCTTTGCGGCCGGGGTCTCCAGTGCTGCCGCCAGCTTGTCACTGCCCTCATCCCTCACTTTCTGCAGGGCTCGCATCACCACGTCGCCGGTGATCTGCCCTTCCTCGGCAAACTTCTTGAGCATCCCGACAGTGGTGCCCATTTCCTTGGCAATCGCCTGGCTGACCATCGGCGCCTGCTCCAGCACCGAGTTCAGTTCTTCCCCGCGCAGGGCCCCAGCGCCCATCGCCTGAATCAGCTGCGTGTAGGCGCCAGCCGATTCAGCTGCACTGCTACCAGACAGCTGAGCGGCCGTGTTGAAGCCTTCGTAGATGGTCGTGATCTGCGCCAGCGACATGCCCATGGGCCGCAATCGCCCATAGGTCTTGGAAAACGCTTCCAGCGACTCAGCCTGCGTCTGGCCGAACTTGGCGCCTGACGCTGCCGCCTGCGACAGCACCTGATCGTAGGAGTCGAATCCTGCGGACAGGAACTCCAGCCGCTTCTCCAGGGTGACGACGTTGACCGCCACCTTGGCCGACTCGACACCAAACTGGCCAAGGGCTACCGCCGCGCCAGTCGCTGCACCTGCGACAGCACCCCACGGGCCACCCACGGCACCGCCGATCATTGCCGCCTGGAACATTTGCTGGCCCGGAATGTTGGCCATCGCCAGGCCTGCTCCCACGCCGGCGCGAACGCCTTGCCGCCTCTTCTGCGCTGCTTCGTTTCTGGCCAGTACCGCCTGAATCTTCTGCTCCGTCTCCAGGGCCCGCAGCTCCAGTTGCCGCTGCATCACCGACTCCCGGATGGCGGCCGTCTCTTTCTGCTGCAGCGCCACGATGTCGGCCTGCCAGGCCTTGCCCTGCTGCAGCGCCTTCGCCCAGTTCCACTGGATCTCCGCAGTGGGCTTGAGGGCGGCTTCCAGCCTTGCCGCCTCAGCAGCTGCATCCGCCAGCTCCTGCTGCGTCTTGGCCGCCGCTGCTGCGGTCGCCGCCGCCGCATCCCTCAGCCCATTCAGCGCCTGAGCCCCGGCACCACTCAACCCCTGAGGCAGTAGAGCGTTGGAGTCAAACCCGCCGTCGATCCCCAGGCTGCGCTGCCGCTTGCTCTCCCGATTCAGCGCCTCCTGGAAGCGGGCGCCTCGGGTCTGCTCATCGTTGATCGCCTTGGTGACATTCAGCTCTGTCCGCTTGGTCGCCAGGCCGTCCTTGTAGGCGTTGAGGGTGTCGAGGTAGTTGCCGGTGCTGCTGGCGTCAAGCTGCTGCAGTCCGCGCTCCTGGAAGGCCGGCAGGGCTTGAACCACGGGGCCCCGCGCCCGGTCCATCAGGTCGCGGGCCACCCCGTCAGACATGTTGAAAGGCATGTTGAGGTTGCCCTGCGCCATGTCCTTCGTGGCCTGCGCAACGGCCTTCGCTGCACCGGCCAACCTGTCGGTCGCTCCAGTGGCCTCGTTGATCTTGACTGTCAGGTCAGCGGTGTCTCTGATCACCCCCGGAATCTTGTCCCCAAAGGCCGCCAGGGCCACTGCAGCCGCGCCCCACAAGCCCGGATGCTGGGCCACCATGTGGCCGATGTTGGCCAGCAGCTCGGGCGCACCGTGCAGGCTGGAGTTGATCGCATCCCCCATGCCGCTGGCTGCATCAACCAGCTTCTGGCCCATCTGGTTGGCGGCCTTGGAGCCCACGCCGGTGAAGGTGGTCAAGCTGCCGGTGATCCCCTGCAGCGCATCCCCGACGCCTGAGTAAGCGGCTGCTCCCAGCGTCAGGCCGCCGGCGATCAGGCCGCGCTTGCCGCGACTCCCCAGGTCAGTGCCAGTTGCGAGGTTGATGGCCGTGCTGCTTGCCGCTCGGGCCTTCTGCGCGATCCCCGTCACCAGATCAAGGCTCTGCCGCCGCAGTGCCAGCAGTGACCGCTCCCCTTGAATCTGACGGTCCAAGACCGCATCGGTCGCCGCACCAAGGCGTTGCCAGATCGCCGCCTGATCTTGCGTCTGCTGGCTTTGCTGCCGCTGCAGATCGGTTGCGTCTCTCGTGGTCTGCTGGATTCTTGTCAGCTGCTGAACCTGATCCTCCAGCGACCTGACTTGACGCTGAAGCTCCACCGTGTCCAGCGGAGCATTGTTCGTGCGCCCGGTCGCACCAGTGACCTCTTGCAGGCCGGAGATCAGACCCTGAAGCTGGCCTCTCGCCTGCTGCAGCTGAGCGGTGTATTGCTGAACCTCGGTGCGGACGCTGCCGCCAAACGCCCGCTCTTGAGCCTGCCCAGCTCGCTCCAGCACTTCGGCCAACTGCCGGCCGCGCTCGACCGTGGCCGAAAGCCCTCCATCGCTGTTGCGTGAACTGCCGGACTGGTTCTGACCCTGACTGCGGGAGTAGTTGCGGGCCAGCCTGGCGTTCAAGCGCAGCAGGGATGATTCCGCGACTAGCTCAGCGTTGCTCGACCGGATGGCATTGATCAGCTCCTGACGGCCGGAGATCTGTGCTTCAACGGCTTGCTGCGCCTGGCGGTCAACGAAGGTGCCCAGGTTCATCCCCTGGATCGTGCTGATGCTCCGCTGAACTGCGTTGAGCTTGCGATCCAGCTCGTCAATGACGGCTGTGTTGGCTGTTAGCCGTAGGGCGACGCTGTACTCGGTTGACACGCCTCAGCCCGCCACTGCTGCACCCAGGCTACCCAGGCAACAAAAAGGGGTCGTCACCGACCCCTCCGCATGTGTTTGGCCTCCTGCTCTTTGACGATTGCGAGGAAGGCTTGCCAGCCCAGCAATTCCTCCAGGGTCATTTCCTGTCGCAACCGGGTCAGGGTCATGCCCAACTCTCTGGCTACCCGGAATTGCAGCAGCAGGAGGCCGTCTTTCTCAAGCTGCCTTTGTAGCTCTTTTGGGGTCGATAGCTCCCCCAGCAGCCCCCCCGGCGGCTTCTCCGCGCTGAATCACGGCAAGCATCAGGTTCTGCAGATCGGCGTCTTCCACCTCGTGCTTGAGTTCGGCCAGCTCGCCGGGTGCAAACAGAGGGGCGCCGCTTTCATCCTTTGCTTTCTGGAGCAGCAGCTGGATTGCAAAGGCGTTGGCGTCGCCGGCTTCACCGGCTTGCTTCTGAGCTTTCTCCCGCTCAGCCATGGTGAGGTTTGACGCCCACATTACGATTTCGTCGCCGTTGCCGAGCCTGACGGTTCGCTGCGTCAGCTCCAGGTTGGCGGCTTTCTTGAGCTTGTCGATCGCTCGCATGAGTCCCTCATGGTGTGCCTGCATCCTAGCTACAAACTGGATAGAAGGCCTTGGGAGGGACCAAGGCCTAGCCAGGCGGCGAGGGCAGGCCGAAAGACCGCCCTCGCAGTGTGATCAAACGGCGGGATCCACGGCCTCAGCAGCAGGATCAGCAGCAGGATCAGCCACAGGATCAGCAGCAGGATCGGCAACCGGCTCAGCAGCAGGATCAGCAGCAGGGTCTGCAGCAACGTCAGCCACAGGCTCAGCAGCAGGATCAACGACAGCTTCAGCAGCGAGATCAGCAGCCGGCTCTGCAGCAGGCTCTGCCACCGGCTCTGCAGCGGGTTCAGCCTCAGGGTCGGCAATCGGGGCCTCCAGCGGGGTCAGGCCATCGGGCAGCGACTGGTCAGGAGTGACCACTTCCTCGCCGGGCAGCACTTCGGCCACAGGGGCCTCAGGGTCCACAGGGGCCTCAGGGTCCACAGGGGCCTCGCCGGGCAGCACCTCAGGGGTCACAGGGTCCACAGGGGCCTCGGGGGCCTGAGGGTCCACAGTCGGCATCTCTTCGGGCAGGCCCTCGGGCGCTTCGGGATCCACGGTGGGGATCTCTTCGGGCAGGCCTTCAGGTGCTTCGGGATCCACGGTGGGCATTTCCTCGGGCAGGCCCTCAGGTGCAACCGGATCCACGGTGGGGATCTCTTCGGGGGCAGGCTCGGGCTCGACCGCCGGCACCTCAGGCATCACGCCTTCGGGCTCGACCGCCGGCAGCTCGGGGGTCACACCTTCAGGCTCGACCGGGGCCTCAGGGTCCACAGAGAACCCAGGGTCCACAGGGGCTTCAGGGTCCACAACCGGCAGCTCGGGGGTGATGCCCTCGGGCTTCACCGGATCCACGCCAGGGGTCACGGTCTGATCAACAGGGGCCTCAGGGTCCACAGGGGTCTCAGGGTCCACAGGGGCCTCAGGGTCCACCACCGGCAGCTCGGGCATCACGCCTTCGGGCTCCACCACCGGCACCTCAGGGGTGAGCGGTTCGCCGCCGGGCGCCACGATCCGCACGTTGGAGGTCTTGAACCCCTCTGTCGGGTCGATCAGCTCGACAGTGCCGCCAGCCGGCATGTCGCGGGCAAAGTCCCGGAAGTTCAGGAAATCGCGGAACTTCTTGGAGGTGGAGGTGGCTTGAGCTTTGAGCGACTCCCAGATGTCGAAGATCTCGTGGTCGCGTGCTGCCTTTTCGGCTTCGGTCATTGATCGGTGGGTAGCTCCACCGCCATTCTGATCGGGTAGCAGCTAGCTAGCATTGGTGCGGGCCAGCGCGTACCACCGCCTGACCCATGACCGATTCTCTCTCTCAGAACCGATGCAAGAAGTATGGCGCCCCGTGGTGGGCTGGGAAGGGCTGTATTCAGTCTCGGACTGGGGCAGGGTCAGAAGTGAGGATCGGGCGCTTCCGCATTGGCGGGGCGGAACCAGGCTGCAGCCCGGCCGGATTCTGAGCGGCGGTTCTCACGGATACCCGCGCCTGACCGTGGTTCTTCATGGCAATGGCAGGCGCTGCACTCGGAAAGTGCATCAGCT